ATCCAGAAGTACGCCCGGCTTTATAAGGTGGAATCTTACGAACTGTTCATCGATCCTAAAGACCTACAGGAAGAGGACGAAGCTGAGAGCAGGACCACCACAACTAGGAAGTGACCACTACCGCCGCCTTGCGGCAACATGGAGGTGAATACACAAGGTGAGTACTCTCCTAAAGTCAGCATTAGAGCTGTGGCGGAGTGGATTCTCTGTAATCCCTATCCAATCTGGCAGCAAGCGCCCATTGGTACCATGGACCGAGTACCAGAGCCGTAGGCCCACGAAAGAGGAGGTCCGCCAGTGGTGGCAGCAGTACCCGAACGCTAATATCGGGATCGTTACTGGTAAGATTTCTGGGATTGTGGTCATCGATTTGGATCTGGACAAGGATGATAACGAGAGCGGGTCCAAGATCTATGAGCAGGCCCCAACTGACCTTATCGTTAAAACGGGGCGGGGCGGTTACCATCTTTACTACCGTTATCCGGAAGATGTGGACCATGTTCCAAACCGGGTTGGTTTGTTACCGGGAGTCGATATACGGGCCGATGGTGGGTACGTCGTAGCACCGCCATCTGCTCACTCCTCTGGACGACTGTACGAGTGGACACGCCGTGGTAAGCCTGGAAAGCTACCACCTCATTTGGTAGGCCTCCTCACTTCCCACACACCGGTGGAACGTGACGATGAGGAGAGCAGCTCCAAGTGGCTGTCTGACTTACTGGCCGGGGCGGGGAAAGGTCAGCGCAATGACGCCTGCGCCAGGCTGTGCGGATACCTGTTTGGTAAGGGTATGCCAAAGGACGTGGTTCTTACTATCATCCGTCAGTGGAATGAGAAGAACCGTCCTCCCCTTCCTGATCACGAAGTAGTGACAACAGTCGAATCCGTCTATAAGACGGCTCACCGCAGGGGCATTGTACCACAGGGTCAGCCTCAGGATGGTGGCACCGGGCAGGCGTCTACCAGTCCGTTCAGTGTTGTCAGCATCCAGGAGTATATGGTTCATCATGGTAGTGGCCAGGTGTCTTGGTTGGTACAGGATTGGCTTCCCGAGGCTACGATTGGTTTTGTGGTGGCTCCGCCCGGCTCCTACAAGACCTGGCTTACTTTCGATATGGCCGTATCTGTAGCTACAGGTACGCCGTTCCTAGGTAAGTATCCTGTCCAGCGTACTGGTCCAATCCTGCTGATCCAGCAGGAGGACTTCCACGGGGACATAGCACAGCGGTTAGCGGTCATCATCCAGAGTAGATTGGACCTGAGAGCTGAAGCCACGGAGGATGACCAGTTCGAGGTGAAGGTACCTCCTGAGGTACCTATCTACATACATCCAGATCGTAATCTCCGTTTTGCGGATCAGGTGGTCATGGACGCTCTGGAACTGCGGATCCGGGAGCTGCGTCCGGCCCTAGTCATCCTAGATCCCCTTTACTCCGCAGCTATGACGGACGACTATATGACTAAGTCCGCCGAGCAGATGCTCCGGCTAAAGATTATGCGGGACCGCTATGGTTGTTCCTTCCTAGTGGCTCACCACACGACCAAACATGCGGACAATATGGAGCGGTCCCGGCTGTGGGGATCCCAGTTCCTGAACGCTCTCTTGGAGACCGGTTGGCAGGTGAAACGATCGGAGAACGACAGTTCAATCATCGTCCGCCGCCACTTCAAGGTCGCCAAGGCCCCCGCCGAGGACATCCGAGTGGAGTTCGACGTCAACACCGACAACCCACCGTACCGCTACAACGCCAAAATTCTCACTGGAGCTGAGGTTGTGGAGAGCGGTACCGGCCTGAACTCCAAGATTCTAGATTTGTTAGGTGATAGCGAGAATCCTATGTCTATCAACGAGATCGCAGACGCGCTTGGGGTGCACCGGAGCACCATCAGCCGCCGGATAAAGGCCTTGGAGAAGGACTCCATGGTTCAGAAAGACGTTAACAGGCGCTACAGCGTATTTCAGAGCGATTTACCATCATTTTAATGGCAAGAGGGTAATAATGGAGGTATAATAATGAGCTTCATAATTGATTTGAAGAAAAATTATACACCTTATTTTAAAGCTTTTATTAAAGCACAAGGTTTAAAGGACGGGGATAAATGTAAGGGATATGAATATATTAACTGGATTACTGGTAAGCATGAAGAATTTAGAAAAAAGATTGGACTTGATAAGCATACCTCTTACACAAAAGAGCAGGAAAAAATGTTTCTAAAATTTATTAACGATTCAAGATGATTTGCCATCATTCTAGTTACCAGCAAACAAATACTTGACAATTAGCTATTTGATATGTTATAATAAAAATAAGAGGAGGAAATGAAATAAATAGATTGTGTTTAAGTATACTAATGAAAGGAGGACTAAAATGTACGAAAGGACAACACCGGATGGAGGCACGCTGAAAGTACCACAAGGACAAGGGAGGGTTACCGATGATGCAGGCGGCGACTAAGCCTCTTCTTTCCTTCAGTCAGATCTCCACTTACATGCGATGCCGCCAGGAATGGCAGTATGTTTACCAGGAGGATCTGGCGCCGCGGATGGATGCTCGGCCGCTGTCCCTAGGGTCGGCGGTTCATATAGGGCTGGCGACAGCGCTCCGGGAATATTACCACGGCTGGATGCCGGTGGAGGATGGTGTGCGGAAGGGGATAGAATCTTGGAGGGAGCAGGAGCTGGCCTGGGGAGATCTCTTTGAGGAGGAAATCGAAGCTATCCATCAAGTAGCAGCTGACGCTGAGCAGATCGCTATTCGCGCCCTTCGTAAGCTACCTATCGATGAGTGGGAGACCGTCACGGATACGGCTGGTACCCCTATGATTGAATACCACTTCACTATTCCGCTCAAAGGCTGGGGCGGGTTCCACGGGTACATCGACTGGGTTGGACGGCACAAGTCCACCGGCCAGATCTGGTTAGTGGACTGGAAGGTCCGGAAATCCTTCCAACCCTATGAGGCGGAGGAGGTTAATCTCCAGAACGCCGCCTACCAGTACGCCATCTTCCGGATCTTGCGCAAGCCTCTTGTCGGTACCATCACTTTCCAGATCTCGGACAAGCCCCCGGCAAAGCCGAAGCTCAACAAGGATGGTACCATGAGCCGGGCTCTCATTAAGACAGATTGGGAGACTTATAAGGCCGCCCTACTGGAGGCCGGTCTGAGCCCGGACGACTATTTGGATATGGCAGATAAGCTTTCCACTGTCGAGTTCTTACGGCCTGCCAAGGAGTATAGGACTCTGGATACGGTGCGCCGGGTCTGGAAGGAGGTTATCGAACCCGCTGCTCGGGAGGTCCGGCGATCTAACAAGATTGTGGTCCGGAATCTCGGGCACCGCACCTGTAACGGCTGTGCTTACCGGCAGCTCTGCCTTGCCGAACTCGGCGGCGGAGATGTTGAGTATATCAGGGAGACCCACTACCGGTCACGTACCGGTATAGTGGACAAATCTCAGGAAAAGGAGGATGATGAGAATGCCTTATAAGGTTACCCCTGAGAAGGTGGTTGGCCGCATGAAAATTCTAGTTTACGGTCCGCAGGGCGCTGGCAAGACCTATCTAGCTGCCACGGCCCAGGATCATCCAGCCATGCGGGACGTTCTCTTTCTAAGTATTGAGGGCGGCCTGATGACCGTCGCCCACCGGGGCGACATCATGGCGGAAGATATCCCCTCTACCAAGGTTCTGGAGGATATCTTCTGGAAGATCGCCAACAAGGACCCGGAGTACGCCCAGTTTAAGACATTGGTAATTGACTCTGGTACCGAGCTACAAACCATGAATCTGGAGGAGATAGTCCGCCAAGCCATCGAGAAGGAGGCCAAGCAGAAGGGCGCTAACGCCCGTAAGACCGATATCGACGAGTTCTGGCAGGACGACTACGGCAAGTCCACTAACCAGCTTAAACGGATCTTCCGCTGGTATAAGTCCCTTCCTATTAACGTTATTATTACCGCCCTGCCTAAAAAGGTCTATCCTAGGCGCAGGAGCAGCCAGGAGGACGTGGAACCCATCGAGGTACGGCCAGCATTTACCGACAAGTTAGGCGATGCCGTCATGGGATTTGTAGACTTTGTTTGGTATCTGTGGGAGGCCGAGGGTGAGGACGGCAATATTCACCGGTATATGCTCACCCGCAATAAAGGTATCTTCCAAGCTAAGACCCGTGGGGTCAAGTTCGCCGAGGCCCTTGGCGAAGTGGTGGTCGACCCCTACCTACCGGATCTCTACGAGCTGTTCTTGGAATCCGGTACTGAGGCTAGCAATCAGGAACAGGCCGACAAGTAAGGCCGGTCCCGGCTAAATATACTTGTCATTATTTTAGTGACAAGCAAACAAATACTTGACAACCAGTTATCTGATGTGTTATAATAAAGATAAGAGAAAATAAAATAAAAGGAGGAGACAAGGAATGCATGATTCTAATCCTAATATGCCTACCCCGTTTGGTACCCCCAAGGACAACGACGACGAGTTCTCTGTGGACCTGTCTGAAGCTCCAATTGGTGGTGGCTACCTTATCCCGGATGGCGACTATCCCGCCGTCCTAGT